GAAGAAGTGGATGAATGGTTCGTCCGCTTCGCCGAGTCGAAGGGATGGGAGCCGCGAGACTGACGAGCAGGGCTAGGCCCAGTCCCGTGAAAGCCGGGACCGCCCCGATCAGGGGCGCGGCGCTCAACCTGCGGAAGCAGGGAACCAAACGAAAGGATGATTGAAATGGAAAAAACCAAAGTCCATGTTGAGTACAAGGCAGGCGAAAGCCGCTACAGCAACAAGGCTGTCGATTGGATGCTGGCAGTCGTACCGATCTACGAAGATGGTGTCCACGTTGATGATGTCGAACTGTACGCCGAGGCGGAGAATGAGACGTGGAACGAAGAAGAAGGTTATTTTGAAGACGAGCGGGCGACTTTCGAGGAGCTGAAGGTGGAAATCTTTGATCAGGCGGAAGAAAAAGGCATTGATCTTTCACAGTATGAATTGATCTATGAGTGATCGCAGGGCTAGGCCCAGTCCCGTGAAAGCCGGGACCGCCCCGATCAGGGGCGCGGCGCTCAACCTGCGACGAGCAGGAATTAAGCCCGCCAAATGGCGGCAAAGGAGGAATTATATGGCAATTCATCATTTCCTGTTGCGTGGGCCCATCGAGGGCCCGGTCGGAATGTCGGCACGCATCCGTTTTGACGGCTCCACTGTGACCGTCGAATGGAAGGGGCAGACGGCGACCATGCCCGCCGCTGTCGGCGACGTGGTGTTCGTCGACTGCTGGGGCGGGATGCCCCGGATCGGGAAGACCGTCCCGCCGAAGCGTCCGTACCGACTGGCCCTGTGGATGGTCGGCATCCCGAAGGGCTCGCGTTATGCGAGCCGGGAAGAGGCGAGACGGGCGTTTGATGACTTTGAAGAAAGCTGGGCGCCTGAGTCGCGGGAATTCCGCCGTCTGATCGGCGAACGGTGGTTCGTCGGCCAGTATAGGGACGCTTACAGCAGATTTCGCTGGCGTAACATCTGCGGATGGGTAGCGCCTGACATCACTCCGGAAGAAGTCCGCAGGTTTGTTGCTGAGGTAGGCTCCCGGTGGAGCCCGGAAGTGACCGAAAAGTTTCTACCGCAGGGCTAGGGAGAGCGCCGAGAATCCCGGCGCGGCCGCATCAAGCGGCCTCCGCTCAACCTGCGAAGGCAGGAAATACCTAAAGGAGGATGATTGTGATGCGTGTACTCGTCAACGGAAAAATCGAGGTTTTGGAGATGATCGACCCGAAAAGCAAAGTCAACTGCGCCACTGACATCATAGGCAACCACGGCGGCTTGTCGGACGGTCAATTCCGCTACAACGAGGAAGCAAATGCCTACGAATGCACCACGGAAACGTTCGAGTGGTGGAAGCGCGTGCTGGCCGATCATCAGGCGCTGGAAGACATGATCGCCGAACTGATTGAGGAACATGGTTCCGACAAGGTTTATGAGGTTGTAAACAGCGTAGGGTATTACGACCTTGAAGATCAACCGGCCGCCATTCGCGCCGCTCTTGACGAGGCTTTCGGATTGTAACGAAAATGCGGTATTAGGCGGTCGGTATAAATGAGAGGAATGGTACACACGGCGAAGCGGCTTTTACCCTTCGCCAAAAATAAAGTCATTCACATTAGAGCGGTTGAAAATCCTGTGCTGGTTCGACTGCTCCGGGATGATCGAACGCTTGCCCTCCTGCGGGAAGGGTTGAAGTCCATCGACCCACAGTATGAAATCCTCATTCCGTACAAAGTGGACGACGAGGAAGCGCAATTGAAGCGCTACATACAGTGGCACATGGGGACGACGGTCAATCTTTCCGAGCTTCGCCGCCGCCATCTCAAGTATTACCTGCGGTTGTATGATTACGGTTCGCCCGCCGAGGTTATTAGGCGGTGGGGACTGACTCCCGAACATGACCGCATCTTTACTGAGAAAGGAATGCTGGAAGCGCTGGAGGCGTTCAGGGACGAAGACGGCATTGTAAAGGGGGTGACCAAAGACGAAAGGCTTTACAAGTCCCTGAAATACTATGCAAGGAAGGCAGGCAAGTCAGTTCAGAAGTATCTTAAAGATCACAATATACCGTACAGGGGGAGAACGAATGAGTCAGAAGAACCGATGGGAACTGACGGATGAAGTGCGGCAGAAGTTTACGCCGATCATCGAAGACTTCATCCGCAGGGTGGAGGAAAACGACCCGGAGGGAGAGCCGCTGACGCTCGATCTGTGCAATACGGAATTGAACCCATACACGTTGCAGAAGTTGCTTGAAGAAATGGGTTATTCCGTGGAATGGGCGGGCGACAATGGCTGGCAACTGGACTTTTGGTACAACGTAGAGAAAGAAGGAATGAAGCCGCTGTCCCTCCACGGAACAGGCATTACCTTCTCGCTCTACTTGTCCGAGGAAGCCTAGGCCGCCCTCCCCCTTCGGGGACGGTTTTAATTTTTCGCAACGATTAGGAGGGTTATTCCGAATGTTAGTACGGAGGGATTGGAAGTGGTACAGGACAAATTAGAGGAAATATTGCAGGCGGCGGAGGAAATCGAAACAAGCTCAACCGCCACACTGGACGCCTGCGGGTTCTCGGACGAAGGAGAAAGGCTGGCGTTCATCCATGAACAGGCAAGGATAATCACACAACTTGCGGAACAGCTTCTTTACGACAGGGGCGATTAGATTGCTGGAAGTAACGAAAGTAAAGGTGGAAGATCGGCTTTATTTGAAGATAAAGATTGTCAAGATGGACACCAGCCTTATCAGCATTATAACAAGCATCGACGGATGGTTCAAGGCTATGGAACCCATGACTTATGGTTTGCCTTACGAGAAGGCCGCCGAGTTCCATGCAAAGACATACAACTACATGGTTGTATGGAAGGCGGACGGCGATAGTATGGGCACGTTGACGGGCGGCGTAGACACGGACGACATACCGACCGAGTACATCGTCGATTATCGCCCGAAGAAAGAGCTTCGCCCGTATCAGGTGCAGGGGTTTAATCTTCTAATGCAACGGGATTATCTGTTGATCGCAGATCAAGAAGGAGTTGGTAAGACCCCTCAAATCCTTTGCAGTCATGAAGCAAAGTGTAAATTAGGCCTCATTAAATGGGGGCTGTATGTTACGAAGGCTTCCCTGATCTACGACATCTACAATCAGGCGAAGCGATTCACGGGCCTGAAAGTCGTTGTATTAGGCGGCCCGCCGAAAAGACGTTCAGAGCTTTATGCCGAGCTAGAGAACAGCGACGTTCAACTGGTAATTGTGTCCTACGAGCTTTACCGTCAGGACATCGAGTCCCTGACGTTCCTGCACGGCAATAAGCCGTTTGACGTAATGTACCTTGACGAAGCGCATGAGGTTCTTACGCCAAGTGCCCTTGTGTAGAAATACACATTGAATAACCGGGAGAATTGCTGGAAGTCCCTAAAGGCAGGTTCGCTACAGCGTGGCCCGAAAGGGTGGGCGCGAATGCGGTCGAAAGACAGAAAAAAGTAACCTGCATGGCGTATGCCAAAAGCTAACCGCCGTTGACAATGGGTAACCAGCATCCGCGCCCCGTTACCGAAAGGTGGGGAGGGTTCAACGACTAGGGATGCCCTAAACCTTGCAGGCATGGGCAAGCCCATAGTACCCGGCACCTGACCGAGTAATGTCGAAGGTGATGATATAGTCTAGGCTAGTCCGAAAGGGCTAGAAGGAACTTTTCCTTCTTCCTCTCAAGGAACACGTCGGCACCCGAATAAAGGTAGTCATAAATCCGCTGTAGCTGTTGTCTACCTCCGTAGGCAAGGTAGTAAAGACCTTCTACATCAGGTTCTTTCGTCAACTTTGTGTAATTCAACCCACAATCACTGACCAAATGAACCTGAATGTAGCTAAGGATGGCGCGATTGCCGATTATGGAGAAGTAGCTACGGTAGCGTTCACTGTAAACGACTATCGTACCGTCTCCGTCGAAATATCCCCTAACGAAGTGGCGCACGAGCTTATCGGGGATGTTGTGCGGTAGGCATTCTTTGCCAGTCTTTCTCTCTACAACGCCGTAGTTGTTCAATGATCTACACAAGCCAACGGAATTTATGCTTACCCTAGACATAGGTGCCGTAGAGTAAGTCCCTTTAGGGATGTAGGTTTCAATTTTAGCTGTCGATCTGATGTCGTTAATGAACTTCTGTAGGTGACCTTCATCCTTTACGGATACGTTCAACGTCAGGCGATTAGGCGACTTATAGAGGGTTGAGGTTTTATACACCCCGCCGTCGGCCATGATGAATCCCAACCAATAGGCACTACGTTCGTTGAGTGTGTCGAAGAAATCGACCGCAAGCGTGTGCTTTCTAGGGGCACCGATGGCTCTAGGGGAAAACAACCCACGTTTCTTAACCTGATAGGTAAGACCCTCTACGGTAACTCCGTACCTGCTAGCAACGGAACGATAATCGTCCGATTCGACAGCTTCTTGAACAATGGTGTCCCATTGAGAGGGAGAATATTTGTGCGGCATAGCAATCCCTCCTGCTATTTTAGTTCTATGCACAATATAAAGCACAAATGGAAAAGTTTAACAATCGAAGGCGAAGAATCTCCTAACATCGCAAATCGGTCAAGACATCCACAAGATTTACACCCGCCAACGGTACGCGATCACGGCTACGCCGGTCATCAATGAACTGATGGATTGCTACAATATTCTCGCTTGGATGGGGGTAATGCCATACAACTACTACACATTCCAGCAAAGATTTTGCGTCCTCGATAGGTTCGGTCGGGTGGCGCAGTACAAAAACGTCGGCGAGTTCAAGACCCTGCTCCAGTCTAACATGCTCCGCCGCTTGAAGACGCAGGTTCTTGACCTACCTCCGGTTATCTCTAAACCTGTCTACGTGGAGCTTACTTCGGCGCAGAAGAAGCTGTACAAGGAAGTAGAGTTGGCGGACGAGGCATACGAGTTCGAGGACTTGGAGTTCGAGGACATACCGTCCGAGTTGGCGAAGTACGCCCGGCTCATGCAGGTCGCGGAATCGACAGAGATTGTCGGCGGCGCGAAAGGAAAGCAAGGAAGTGCGAAGCTCACCGCCCTAGAAGAACTGCTGGAAGAAATTGTCGAGCGCGGAGAGAAGGCCGTCGTATTCACTCGCTCGAAGCGGTTCTGCAATATCATGTACGAGTATTTCAAGGACAGATACAACCCGGCCATTATTCACGGAGACATCCCGTCTCAGGCAAAGGCCGGGGAGGAAGTATCCGAGCGTCAGCGGCAGGCTGACAAGTTTCAGGAAGACGAGACGTGCAAGGTCGTGTTCTGCGTGACCTCCGCCGCCCGCGAAGGCGTGACGCTGACGGCAGGAAACAATCTGATCTTCACGTCTAAAGACTGGTCTCCGTCTTACGTGTCTCAGGCTATCGGTCGTGTATGGCGTTTCGGTCAGGATGGCGGGGAAACCGGAAGCATCAACGTCTATACCATCATTGCTCGCGGCACGATTGACGAGAGAGTCGAGCAACTTCTTGACGAGAAGCAATTCGTCATTGACTCAACCGTCGAAGCCCCGCTGGACACGGAGAAAGTACTGTCCATCTTCCGAGGAGAGTAA